TGTTGTATTCGGGGTTTAACCAGTTAATGATGATAGGTAATGCCGACACTATTCCAATGGTTAATGCTGGATGAATGCCGAGTGTATCTGCGTTAATAAGCACCCAGCCCAAAACACCAGCACCAAAGACTCTAATGAAAGAGGCAATGGGACTGTGTGCGAACCAAGTCAATACGCTCATTTTTTGGCTTTTGGCTCTGGCTTTGGATCGACCTTGTCTGTGATCTCTACATAGCAACAGCCACAGATAACTGTTTCTTGGCAGTCAATTACCAATAGTTCTATGTTTTCATTTTCGCAGTCTTTAGTCCTGCAAGTTACATTTTTGTTCATTCAATTATCCTAACGCTGCGGAAGAAGTCATTTGGAAAGCAATAAAAACAACTCGGCGTGATGCGTTGCTGGAATTGTAAAGGTTGCCAGCAGTTGTTGAAGTTGCTTGTGCTGAACTAGGGCCGCTCAAAGTAGTGGAAATTGAATCAAATCCGCTTATTATTTCAGGCGTAACTGTAAAGCGACCTGATGGGAATGTAATTGATACCGAGTTATTAGCTGCGACAGTGGCCGCGCCAGTACGCATTGAGAAAGCGATAGGACGGGCAGTGCCGGTTGTATTGTTTACGATCTGATTGGGAAAACTTGCCGAGCCTAAAGTAGTGTCAATGCCATCGCCAAGTGCTTCAATCGCAGTCGCGCCATTAGTTACTAGATCAGTGCTTGTAGGAACTGGCCATCCAAATCGTGGTGTCGTTGTTGCCATTAAAGTTCATTCCATTTCTGTGTAGGGAACGCTGTTCCGTAGCTTGTCCAAGTATAACTGTATGGGACTTGATCCCAGTTGATTGAGTTGTATTGCTGTGAGTATGGCGCAAGTGATAGCCCCAAAATAAAGGCATCTTTGGTTATGTCAAACTGACAGCCGATTGTCTGGTAATACTGGGTGCCGCCCATTGGCAAAGGCGCCTCCACCTGCATCTTGATTCCAAGAGGCCGATACAAGAGCAAGTCGCGCTGCTCGTCAGTAAAGATTGGGTTTAGCAGATTAAGGCTTATCTGCTCGGTAGATAGTAAGGGATAGGCAAGGCCATTAAGAATACGCTGGGCCACGTTGGCGGCCTCTAGTGTTTCCGTTAGGTATGTGCTTAGGCTGCCTGATCTTTCGTTGTAAAGGCTGATCGACTCGTCATCATAATAAGTAGTTTCTACGCCATCAAACTCGGTAATCGTAACTTTATTTCTTATTTTGTCTATGCCATCGCCGCCCTGAATGTCAGTGCTTAGCATGTCCTGCGTAATTGTTATCTGTTCAGGCGGAAATCCCAAGCCACAATCCACAGTTAATGTGCCGTTGGGATCCTCCCAAATCCAGCCATTTACGCCATACACTAAAGTCACTAAGTCATCCCACACATTGCGGTAGCCTGCGTTTAATCTCTGCAAAGATTCATCGCCACTGCCAGATACAACTGGTAACGAATAGATAACAAGGTCATCTACGTTGTCCCAAGCCAAAGGCCCGTAGTTTTCCCATGTCGTATTGACATTGATCTGATTCCACATAAAGCGGCCAGCTTCCAAATAAACTTTTTGGATGCACTCCTCTGTGGTGTCAGTAAAATTAGATTCGTTGTACCAAGTCATGTTTTGATAAATTGAAATACCCGATGTCAAAGAAAATTGCCATTCTAAAACAAATCCATCAAGCCCATAGGCTCGGTATGCACTTTTACGGCTTGTAACGTATCCGCTATGAATGATGGCCCATGTGTCTACGGATGCAGTGTAAACACCTATTTCAACGAATGATCCAAGTTCTATATCAGGAATTACATTTTGATCAAATAGCAAAGTGACCACAGTTGAGGCTGGATAAGGTGGGCTGATATATTCTGACGTGCCTCTAGAGGCGCTTATGCTGTAATCGACCCAATCTGTGACGGTTATTGCAGGGTCTAATCTGTCAGTGTTCGGCGGATAATATTGAATCCTAATGTCTGGAGTAAAAGCGGTCATGGCAAAGCGCCAGCAAGATTGATCGGGCCACTGGTGCGGCTTTGAGTCTGGAGTAGGCGCTCGATGCTACGTCTGGCACTAGCTGCATCTACTATGCCATTGAGGTTGATTACAGTTGTGCCGCCACCACCTGATGCCGGGCGGATTGATCCCGAGCCACTAGGCACAAACATTTCAGGGCCAAACTCGCCTACTCGGTAGGCTTTGTTTCCGCTAACTGTGCCACCAGCTGCCATGTTGCCACCAAACAAGTCAGCGTATTGGCTTAATCTTGTTAAAGGATTCATGAAATCTTTCAAGCCCTTTGGCACTTTGTCGTAAAACTTCTTATAGTTTCTAAAGGCATTGGCGATGGCATTTATAGCATTGGCCACATCTATCAAAGCCTCTGCCAGTTGTTGCATAGTGGTTGTAGCTTCGCCAGCCTTTGAACTGCTAAGTTCACCAAACAAGCGACCAAAACTATCGGCCAAAATCTTTAGGCTGCGACCAAGTGAACCAGCGCCACTATCCCCAACTTCACCTTTTAATTCTCTGGCCCTTGCGCTAAGACCCTCTGGATCTTGTCCACTAAAAGCCCGAGATACCTTGATGGTTTCCTCGGCTAGTCGCTTCAAGATTGGTATCACTTTGACTCCCACGCCCTCTTGCAACTCTGCAAAAGTTTCGCGCAAGATAGATAACTGGCCCTCAAGTGTCTTGGCATTGGCTTGGGCTGATCCGCCAAAGAGTTTCTGCAGTTGATCGGTTGCCGCTTCAAAATCTTTTGTTTTGATAATGTTGGCATCTAGTGGCACACCAAGTTTGGTCAATGCCCCCAAATTGCCGTTGTAAGCCTTAGACAATGCCAGACTAATTGTTTCAAGGTCTTTGCCGGTTGCTGCCGCAATGTCAATGGCAAGGTTATTAAGTTTTTGGGCCTTGGTTAGATCGCCAGTGGCTCGAGCAAGGTTAGCCAGTGCCGGGCGCAACTTGGTGTCAGCAATACCAAAAGACAACTGTTGCTTGCTGATGTAATCCTCTGTGCTGGCAATTTGGGAATCAGTGGCTTTGGTGGTGTTGCGTAAGGCTTGAGCAAGTTTGACTTGGCTCTTTTCATCCTCAATGGCTGACTTGACACCATCAACTCCGAGCTTGACTGCATAGGCTGCAGCTGCAACACCAGCCAGCGCAAATGACTTGGCCATGGCTTTGGAATACTTGTTAACCTTTTGACTAAATGTCTGGGTCTTTTGGTCGGCCTTTGTAAGGCTCTTGCCAAACTGGCTAACATCTGCCAGCAAGTTCAGCTTCATTGTTCTAACGTCAGCCATTAGATAGGACTCCCCCACTTGTCAAATACTCTTTGCACAGCTGCTTTCCACTTATCGGTGAGTGTGCCTTGATTTTCTTTAAGCGTTGGAAAGATCCAGTAACCCACGTTGCCGCGACCCTCTCGGTCTGTACGGGGTGGGAATCTAAAGCCACCATTAGGAAAGGCGTTTTTATTGCCAAAAGCGTTGCGATCGCCGCCAAACTCATTACCAAACAACAACTGCCCGGCATTTGCGCCACCAGATACTCGACCGCGTGAGCCACCGATAGTAACGCTTGGGATTCTGTCTCGATTGCCCTTTACAGTTTTGGCAACTATGTATGCCTGTTTTGGATACTCTGGGTGTGCAAATCCAGCACGTTGAATTGCTGTTGCCATCCACATAGTAATTGCTTGTACATCGTCCTTTAGCTCTACGTTGGCTTCCTTTTCCATTTTGTTAAGGGCCTTGAGAGTGTCGCGCAAGTCGCGCATGTCAGGCTGGATTTTGATTGTTGTTCTTGTATCAGCCATGACCATTCCTCTCTCGTATCAGCCCAATGGCTGTGTTAATGTCTGCGAGCGACCACTGCATTAAGTCAGTCATCGGGATGCCGGTCGATACTGCTATCCGCACCAGCGTGTCCCTTAACTCTCTTTTGGGCTTTCCTCTACCACCTCAAAGGTGTCAAACTCATTGACCACCCATGCCTGTTGGCTCGGTAGTTTGGTATGCCCAGCCGTCTTTGCTGCCTTGTAAAGTAGGCAAGTGATCACATCCAGTGACCCTTGCGCCATCTTGTCAGCTGCCTGACTGACTGTGTAGCCGAGTTCTCTTTCGATCTCGACCCACAGCCAAGCATTGTCATCGCTCACTATGTAGTTGTTGCCCTGTTTGGTAGTTACTTTGTATTCCATAAGTGGTGCCCTGTTCTGCTAGTTATGCTCTTGCGACTGTTCCATCTTGAACTACGAAACTCAAGGATGTAGTCAAAACGTCAGTGGCCGCGCCACCAACGGTTGGAAATACTGGGAAAACTGATCCAGTGAATGTGTCACCGTTGACATCAAAACTGAAAGTCAGTGCTGTGTCAGGTGCAGTTGATGCTGCGTCCCATAGCGCCGAGATGATGCCAGCGGATGCGGAGTCATCAAGGTAAAGTTCCACATTTAGTGTGGCTGTCTTATCTACGGTCTTGTAAGCGCGACCTGATAGGACTTCCAACACCTGCTGGTTGTTTTCCATTTCAAGTGTGACTGTGCTTGCTTGATCAGCGTATGACACAGAGTTGATGCTCAAAGTCAGATTCCGACCAGTTATGTATGTTGCTGGCATGACTTGCCTTTCTAGTTGGTTGTGACCATCTCTATGCTGAGTTGGCTGATTAGCATGTCGGCATTTCCGATTTGCTGGACTGTGGGTTGTGACCATCCGCCAAGGAATGAGATGTTATTGGCGAGTAGGTCTGTGACACTAAAGATTAAAGTTTCTAAATTAGCCAGTGCGGCTTGGTTGTCAGCTGCATTGACTATGCAAGTAATGTCAAAGCGCACATGGCAACGTGTGCCACCGATTGCGCCGACTGTGATGTAAGGCGATCCCGGCACAAGCACAATGGCCGATGGCGTGATGTTTTCTTTTGGGAATGAATAAACTACTCGCCCGGCAGCTGCAAGAGTTGTGGCAAGGTTTGTACGGTATGTGGCAAGGTTTCCCATTATCCGACCATGCCTCGGGTGTCCATCCACTTACCAAGTAATCCTGATACTCGGGTAAATAGGGATCGGCCTAAACGGTAGGGCGCTGGGCTTTGGAAGTCCACACCTTGCTGGCCAAGTGTGCCAGTGCGTGTGATCCAGATGTCACAGGCGATTGCAAGACATGCCTCATGTATTTCTGGAACTGTTTCGAGATCAACAAACTCAACGTCATTGGCAAAGCCATAAGGCACGACAGCCTGCTTTGGGTTTGTTCCAGTTACGATTGCAAAACTAAAGGAATAGTCTGTGCGCTTTGTGATTGTGTGTGTGCCGTTGAAGTGTGCGCCACATCCATCAACAGTTAAAGTTTGGCCCACATAAAAATCATTTACTCGGTCTGTGTAAAGCGTGGCTACTGTGCCTACGCGCTCTCTGGCCACAATGGAGTATTGGTTTTTGACAAGCAAAGATAAAAGGATGTTTTCAGCTGCATCGGCTACCTCTTGCACGATTGCATCAGCATAGATGTCACCAATACCAAGTACGGCTTTTAGCTCGCTAATAGTAATTAGTGCCATCTCAAATCCTTATCTAATAGGGGGTGTGTGGGGGGCACAGGGCCGCACCCCCCACACGATTGTTAACTTGATTTAGGTCAAGTTAAAGCGGCGTACGCCACCTGCAGTTAGAACACCTACGGCTAAGTAACCGTAAAGCATTGTCTCGATTTCACCACTGGTTACTACGTTTGTTGACATACGTAGGATTGGTGATTCGTAGATAGCAACTGCGGATGGGGTGACAATGAATGCCGACTCATCGATAACAGTTGATACTGCGTTTGGATCTACGTACAGATCAAGTCCAAGCACGTTACCGCGTAGGGACTGTGGGCCTGCAACTCCACCGTTGTTCTGTGGGTTGTATGCGTTGTAGATTGGGCGACCGGTTGAATCGGTTGCACCCATCAACAATGACCACTGGCCAGTGCCTGCAATGTAAGCGCTTGGCAATTCGCCAGTTGCTAGGTAAGCGGCTGGGGCTTGGCTAGATACGAAACCGATGATGCCATCAGAGTCTGCATCCTGTGCTGTTGCCTGTGTACCACCAGCGGTTAGTGCTGCGATAACGGCTGCATCAGTTGCCTTGTTGTAGGCGCGTGTCATGTTATCAACCATTGCTTGGAAGAAATCTGGGCTTGAACGCTCCAAAAGTTCTACTGAATATCTCTGAAGTCCAGCGAACTTGTTTACGTCCAAATTGACATACGAGCTGACAATACCTTGCTCTGATGGTGCTGCACCTTCGTTGGTGTCTGCCACAGTGCCATTGGTTGTGATTTTTGGATGTGAGATGACCATCCCGGAAGCAGTAATTGCACGTGATCCGATTGCATCAATGGCTGGACGTGATCCGATTGAGTTATCGATAACAGTGTTTACATACTGCACTGGGGTGAATGCTGGGTTGGTGCTGAATGAATCATCAGCAGCCATTACATACTGGGCTGAATCATGGTTGCCCATTTTGGCCTTGATGCTGTGCTCTAGGTAAGAGGCTTGGCTGTTGATTGGGCTACGAGGCTTTACGTAGGCCACTGGTGCAGCTGCATGAACAACCGCTGCTGCGGTCACTTCATCTGCCACTGGTGCGGTTGTTTCTTCCACTTGTGTCTCCTGTGGGTTTTCCTCTGCAGGGGTTTCTGCTTCGGTGGTTTCTGGGGTTTCATCGTTGTCAGTTGCGGCGACATCGAGAATCTGTGCATCCTTGAATGCTGGGTTAGTTACATGTGCAACGGCTTCTAGATTTGCTGATGCAACTACCATCACGCCTTTTTCCATTGTGTACTCATTAACTTTGGCTTCAATGCTAAATGCCGGGCGCAAGCCCTCGGCTGCTTCTACAAGTGCATCATTGCCTGCGTTAGTAGGTGCGATCTTAAAAGCCATAGAAATGCCTGCTGGACTTACCTCTAATGAATCACCAATGCCCCTGCCCAAAGGTCGGGTTCTATCGTGCTCGGCATTAAGGATGATTTGACTTGGATCAATGTCACCAAATGCGCCAAACTCAAAGCGCACTGGGCCTGCTGATGTGTTTCCGCTTTTGCCAAACGGTACTACCAAGCCCCTAATGGTTCTGGTCTCAACGCTTGCGGCCAATACTTGGCCCTCAAAATTAAGTTGCATTTGCTTGATTTCCTCTCGGTGCTAAGTCCATTTCTTCACGAGCCTCATCAATGTCAATGAGTCCAGCTGCAAGCATTTTTTCTAATACTTCTATTTGTTCTAGTGGGTTACCTCGTAAGTAGTCATCTAGATCAAAGCGAACAACTTGCCCTCGTGGGGTCACGTCATTCATGCTCAAGCGCTCGGATATAGCCGACATAAATGGCTTGAGTGAGAAGTCAACTAGGCTTCGGCGCTCTTGGCTCACGTTGGAGTAAGTAGCGCTGGCGCTTTCGGCGTTGATGTACCACGCTGGGATGTTGCACATGCGAGCAATTTCAGCTGCAGTATTCAAGCGTGACTCTGTAAGTTGCATTTGCCCGGCATCGTAGCCAAAGGTCGTTACATCTAAAGGCCCTGACAAGTAAGCAGTCGAGCGAGTGGCTCGGGCTTGCTTCCATTGTGCTAACAGGCTTGATACCTGCTCTGGTGGTAGGTCAACGCCAGAGTTTTTAATAACCATAGTTGGATTTGGCTCACTGGCCATTCTCTGAACGGCTTCCTCAAGTTTTAATGCTGTAGAGATAGTGCGGCCACCTCGGTTGAGTATGCCCTCATCAATACCACTAAACATGATTAAAGATCCAACACCAGTTGCAGGTAGCAATCCACCCTCAATGTAAAAGCCGTTGACAATCTCTTGAGTGTTTAGATCAGTTGTGAATGTAACGCGTGTTGGATCAATTCTGCGAGCCTGTGTTGGTCTGCCGTCCTCTGCACTTACCTCTAGGACTTGCCAGAAACAGCGACCATGAAATAACAAGTCCTCTACGGACCATGCGATCGTAATGGCTAAAGGCAATGCTGGATCAGGCTGTCTAAGGATACTGCGACCCTCGATCTTTGCCCCTGTAATTTCGTTGTATGAATTAAGGCCAAGTGTGGCGATTGTGCCAGCGATGATGTTTCTAGCTCGGGCCACTGCCGGGACCTGCATAGCGCTTGAGCGATCAACTCTGAAAGTATTAAAGGGAGTAAAGTATGCATCTTGGTAAAACGGGATAGCAATACCTGCTCGGGCTTCAATGTCTGGTTTCTGTTCAGGTGTACCCAATAAGAAATCAATAAATCCCATACTTCATTATCTCATAAATGTGTGACATTCAAGCATCTAGTGCGCGTGTCGAGAATTGTGTGGGTCAGTGATAGGAGTGACTGACCCACACAATTAAGGTACTGCCAAGTAGCCCTTAACTACTAATGATACTCACAGTCTGTTGTGGCGCACAAGCATGACCTGCCGCCATTACTAAAGCCACTGCAGCTGTGATCGGTACTTGCGCTGCTCTACGTGCAATGCGCCATCCACCATCACTTGCTGGCCGTCTAGCACATGACACTAAATGACTATGTAAAGTTTCTTGCCCGGGATGAATAAACTTTCCAGACTGCATTGCATTGAGTGTTTGATCGCAACTAATGGCAAAGCCAGCAGAGGCCCATGGTGTTGGCTCGGTTGTGATTCCAGCTTGTGCCAGCCTTGGCGCAATGTAGCCAGCAGTGTTTGGATCATAAGCAAACTTTCTGGGCCTGTATCTGCGAGCAAGTTGTGCAAGTTCACCAGTTAGTTCAAGGTCATTTATGCCGCCATCGCGTTTCCATTCATGTAGGAATACAGCCATGCCCTCTGGCCGCTCTTGAATAGTAACTAGACATGCAATTTCTCGGTTGAAGTTTAGGTCTATAGCCATCCATGTTGGCAGTTCATCCTCTAGTGCTACATCAGTCTCGCCAGCATTCCACATGTCCATAGGCCATGGTGAATCAATGGCATCTACCCACATACACAGTGTCTCTGTCTTAAATGCATCCTTGGTGTCAAAGATTGATGCATCCTTAATGTTTTCTTTTGTAATTGTGTAGCCCATAGCAGGATTAGCCATGGCCCATGCCTTTTCATCATTTACATCTGACCCGGCAGGTGCGCTGTATTCGTAGTAACCCATTCGGGTTGAGTCAAAGGTCAAGGCCCTACGCCTTTGCTCATTAAGTACATTGCTGTTTAGGTCTCCAGCATTGGATGTCCAAAACACTTGGGCATTAGGTCTGGCTCGGGTGATCGGGGTTACAGCTGCCCATGTAGCCTCGTCAATCTCTCGGAGTTCATCTACATACAGCAAGTCAGCAGTTGAGCCACGTGGGCCCTCGCTGGTTGCAGCTCTAATTGCGTACTTTCGTAGCCTTTCGCATTTGCCATTGCATGACTTTGGGTAGTGGTGGCAGTACACCTCTATTTCCTCTTGACCGTTAGTCCGGGAGACTCGCTTAATGCGCTTACGCATCCAGTCAAGGCTTTCGGCCATGTCTACAGTCTGCTTGAAAGTATCTAGTGAAAGTTGGCGTGTCTGTGACATGGCAATAATGCTTTTCTCACCAAAGATGTACAAACCAGCCAGCATACGCATCCGCATCATGTGGGTCTTGCCATTCTGGCGAGCCACTAGCACCCCTACTTGGGATCGGGCCCATGTGCCATCTGGATTAACTGTTAAGGCATCATTCAATACATGCTGTTGCCAAGGCAGTAAGGGAACCCCTAACTCATCCGCTAGCTGGTTTACTAACGGGCCTGCGGTTGGCAGTTTTAGTGGGGGGCTTTGGATTCTTGGTTTT